CATTTGCTTTAAAGTTTGCTTCTACTGTTTTTATGTTGCAAACAGGTGAAATATTACCATCTATTTTTCAGTCTGTGGTAAGTTCTGGAATTTTAACTAATCAAAAACTTTTTTCAGAACTTATTATTAGAAAAATATTAGATGGTTTTAATATTGATGCAGATAATATGCCAATGATTAATCCTAGTGATGCTTTTTTGTTTAGGGAAAAACAATGATTGAATCTAGAGTAATAGCCGATTCTATTAGTGATTCTGGCAAAAGAATAACTACCTTTATTTGCACTTTTCCAAGGTTTATTCTTGCAGAATTTAACACACACAGAATGCTTTCAAGAAACGCAGCAAGTTCTAGAGCTATGCCCATTAAAAAGTTTATAGAACAAGTTGCTAATTTTCCAGTAATGCCTGTCTATTGGGGAAAAGATCAGTCTGGAATGCAAGCTTGGTCTGAACTATCACCTTCTGATATACCTGTTGCAGAAACTATATGGTTACAAGCAAGAGATGCAATGATTCATTGTGCTCAAGAAATGAGATCTCTTGGAGTTCATAAACAAATTGTAAACAGACTTCTTGAACCTTGGTTTAATGTTACCGTTATAGTAACAGCAACAGAGCTAGACAATTTTTTTAAGCTTAGATGTCATAAGGATGCACAACCAGAAATAAATTCTTTAGCACTTAGAATGAAAGAAGCTTTAGATGAATCAAATCCTAAAAAAATCAATTTCGGAGATTGGCACATTCCTTTTGGCGATAAATACATAGAAGAAAAACTTAAGATTAAAGATAAGATTAAAATTGCTGTAGCTAGATGTGCAAGAGTTAGCTATTTAAATTTTGAAGGAAATATTGATCATGAAAAAGATTATGACTTACACGACAAACTTGCAGAGCAGGGTCATTGGAGTCCTTTTGAACATTGTGCTTCTCCGCTTCATGATCCAAAAGAATCATCTGGAAACTTTGTTGGATGGCATCAATACAGAAAGTCTTTTCAACAATGACAAAAAAAATATGTTGGCTTAAATGGGAAGATCCTTTTGACCCAAAAGAAAAAGACTCTAATCTTGAAATACAATCTCAAAAAGATGGTTTCATAGAAAGTCAAGACGATGAAATAGATAGGCATTTAAGAGTTATAGTTGGACCTTATGGCACAATACCAATAAATGAAAATTCAATAACAGGCAAGCTTTATAAAATGTGGGTTGGTCATTGCAATTTTGATATAACAAAAGACATATCAAATACAATAGAAAAAGTCCAAGGGGTTGAAATACTTAGAGTTTGGACAAGATATAGATTTTGGATAGGAGTAGGCAATTTATTTGACGATAATGTTGTTCATCAAGAAATAGAGTCTTCTATTTTTCCTAAAAAAATAAATGAAAGCGTTTCTATAAATGCATTATCAAAAGTTTTGTCTAAAAAATATAAGTTTTGGATAATATATTCTTTGCACAATGAAGAAATAAAAACTTTGGGCGGTGAAAGTAAAGATGCTATATTAAATACAATAAAAGAAATAAAAGACATATTGATTATTTCTTGTAGTTGGGAAAAATAATGCCTAAAAAAATGCAAGTTAAAAAAGAAATAACAGATTTAGATTTCAGCAACGCAGTTAAAAATCAAGATAATATAAAAATAATTAAAAAAGCTACACTTTCTTATCACAAAATAATAGATCAAGACGAATTAAATTCTTGTGGATTAGAAGCACTTTGGAAGTCTTTGCAGTGTCATAATGAAAAATACAATCAAAAATTTACAACTACTTTGTATAGATTTGTTGATTGGGAGTGTAAAAGAAGGCTAAGAAGAAAAAAGTCTTTAAAAAATAGTTTTTCTCATTTATTATCTAACGATTTTTCAAATCTTCTAATTAAGCAAAATGATCTTTCTTCTTACATAAATGAAAAAATAAGTTTGCTTGACAAAGATTTTAGTATATTATTAAGACAAAGGTTTTTTGATGGTTTTTCAGTAAAAGAAATTGGGGAAATAAACAATTGTACCCCAAGCATAATTAGGTATAAACTTTTAAAAGCTATTAAAAAACTTAAGTCTATTTGTTCAGATATTTAAAAACAGGAGATTGATATGAGCGATGTAAGAACTGCTGTAAGTCCAGAACAAGTTCAAAAAACAATGGGTATTGTTATTTCAACTTTGAAATTTGTTTCGACAATTATTCCAGGCGAAGCAGATGATAAAATTGTTGCTGTTATTTCTGCATTAGCACAAGAACCTTGGGTTATTCCAGCGGTTACATTTTTAATTAATAAATTCGACAACACAAAACCAATTACTTCTGAAGATTTTTTACTCGCTATAAAAGTAGCAAAAAATGAGGCTTAATCATGTTTAAAAAAGCACTGTTCTTTTTTTTAGTATTTTGCAATCTTACCTTTGCAGAAAACTTTATTGTTCCAGAACAAAAAATTGTTGGAGCAGAACTTCCAATTCCGTTGGGTGAGCTTGTAGATTTATCTATAAGTCCAATTCAATCTGCTCCAAAGTTTTTAGTTTCAACCACATATGCATGGAAAGTTTTTGATGGCTACACAGAGAAACGAATCCGCAACTATGAGAATGGCGTTTTCTTTGGTTCTGGCATACAAGCAAAAAAGCTTAAGGTCATTGTTTCTGTAACTCATTTATACATAGTTAAAGATAATGAAAAGCTTTTAGAAGCAGCTATTAGAACCAATTTTATTTCAACAGATGTTTTTATTGGTGAAGAAGAACCTAGTACTCCAATAGAACCAGAAGTTGAACCAGAATTTGGAGAATCAAAATATCAACTTTCTAAGTTTGTTTATGATGGCGTTAAGAATATTAAGCTATCAAAATCAGATAGGACAAAACAATGTGCTGCTATTGCAACATCTTTTGATGGTATTGCTGCTGCTATTGCTGCTGGAACAATAGCAACACTTGAAGACATACTAAAGAAAACAGCAGAATCAAATAAATTTGCACTAACCAAATCTGGTGGAGATAGAACAAAATGGGAATCTTTATTTACAGAAATACAAGAAAAACTTTTTGATCTATATAAAACCAACAAAATGCAAACTAAAGAAGATTTTGCTATTGCGTGGAGAGAAATATCTTCTGGACTTAAGTTAATAAAATAGGTGAAACATGTCTGAACTATCAAGACTTAATGGTTGGGCAGGAAAAGACAATCCTTCGCTTGTTGAAAGTGAATTTAATTTAATTAAAGATGACGGATCATTTAAAGACTTTAATGTTTATGGTAAAAGCCAAGACACTAAGGGTAAAAAAATGATGTTGTACGATGTTGTTCGTAAAGTTCTTGGTAAGGATACTGAGAATTATCCACAGGAGATCGGGGATTGTGTAAGTTTTGGTGCTAAGAATGCAATTGAATATTTAATGGCTACTGAAAAGCTTATGAAGGGCGATCACGAAAAATTTGAACCTATATTTCCTCCGTATCTTTATGGTATAGGAAGAGTTTTAGTTGGTCGTGGACAACTTAATGGTGAAGATGGTTCTTTAGGAAGTTGGATGGCAGATGCTGTTATTAAATATGGGGTTTTGCGTAGTAATTTTAATGGTGTTCCTAAGTATGCAGGAAGCGTAGCTAAAAAATGGGGCAATACTCCCGGACCAGATAAAAAGTTTATTGAAGAAGGAACTAGTCATCCAGTAAAATCTGCTGCTCAAATTAAAACTTGGGATCAATTAGTAGAGTCTATTGTGAATGGTTATCCTTGCACAACCGCTAGTGATGTTGGTTATACGATGACACCAGCAAACGATGGCTTTCATCGTCAAACAGATAATTGGGGTCACCAGATGTGCTTTATAGGCGTTGATGATAGGGCAGATGACCCATATGCCATTATTGTTAACAGTTGGGGTGATGCTCATGGCCAGCTTAAAGACTTTAATACTGGCGAATCCCTTCCTATTGGCACTCTTAGAGTTAGAAAGAAAGATGCTGAAAAACATCTTAGGGCTGGTGAAACTTTTGCATACAGCAATTTTGATGGATTTCAAGAACAGTTGATAGACAAAAAATTATTCATGCTTATATAGGATTTAAAAATGTCTAAAAAAAAAGATGATGAACATTTAAAACAACAAATAGATTACAATGAATTTTTAAATTCAATTAAAGATTTAATCTTAAGCACTAATGCTTATAAAAATCAAAAATTAAAACAATTTTCTATAGCAAAAGCATCTTATGATGCTCCACAATCAGCAAGAAATAATGCAAAAAAAGTTTTAGCTTGGAAAGAAAAATATGGAAAAGAATGCAAAGGAATGACTGCTGTTGGTTGGGCTAGAGCAAGAGACTTAGCTGGAAATGCTATGTTGTCTGCTGACACAGTAAAAAGAATGGCTCAATTTAATAGACACGGATCTAATTATGAAAAAGCTAAATCCAAACCAGAATATAAAACTAAACCTTGGAGCATTCCAGCAGTTGTTGCATGGTTAGGTTGGGGTGGAACATCTGGTATTGAATGGGCGATAAGAACAAGTCAATCAATTCTAAAAAAGAAAAAATAATTATGTTAAACCTAGTTATTTTTTTATTGTTTAGTCAAAACATAAATAAAGAACAGTTTATATTAATAGAAAAAGATTCTATTTCATTTTCTAAATTAATAAATGAAGTTAAAAAGAATACAAAACAAGAAGAATGTTTTACTTGACGGAGAAAAAAATAATGCGGTCGCATAAAAAAATACAAGAAATATTAGAAAAATCAGATACAATTAAAAAATACGATGCTATTGGTATTATAACAATAATAACAATTGTTAGTCTTGTTTTTCAAGGTATAAAACTAATACAATATTGCAAATCTTCTAAGGTTACAGCATTAATAATAAAAAAGGGTGGACCAATTGTAAGAATGTTTATTAGAAAAAACTTGTATAATAAAATAATTGAAGCAAATGTTCCAGAGAATGATGCTAAAATAATTTCTAATACAATAGTTGATCTTATACAATCTTTATCTATAAGTGAAATAACTAGTCTTTTAGAATTAGTTTTTAATGAATAATTAAATGTTTTTTTCTTTTAATTCTTTAAGTTTTTTTAAGTGACCGTGAGAGTATAATGCCTCTGTAAAATTTTCACCTATATTTTCTAAATAATATATTTCTTCTTCGCTAATGTTGTTAAAGTCTATATACCAAGGAATATGTCTACAAGCAAAATTTCCAGACAATCTCATGCTTTCATATCTATATCTTTTTATTTTTTGATCCATCGTAAATGTCATATCTGTAATTGCTCTATAAACATTTTCTTCTTCTGTTGGATACCAACATATGCTTTGATGATCAAATACTGTTGCTTTGTATGGATAATGATCTGGAATGTCATCCATTCTTAATGCCAGAGAAGCTTTTCTATCATATTTATTTATGCATTCTTTCATAATTTCTTGCCAATTGTATGGCATATTAGGATTTAGTTCAAGATCTGCATCAGAGTAAATGTAATATTCACAATCTCTAATTTTATAAATATCAGAACCAAAAAACACCCAAGGACCATGATTGGCATGTAATCTTAAAATTTTTATATCGTTTTCAATTTCTTTATACCAATCAAGAAGAGGAACATATGTAGATTTGTTATCTATAATTGTTATGTCTGAATTGCCATTTAATCTAAATAAATCTTCTACCATTTTCTTACATGTGGTTAACCTGTTTATATTTGTTAAAAATATAGGATAATTTACCATTATTATTCTCCAACTATTTTAAATTCTCCATTAACTATATCGTACACCTTATCTTTATGAATAAGCATTTTATATACAATTTGAGTTATGTCTAATTTTGTATTTCTAGTTTCTCCAATTCCACCTTTGTCACTAATTAAAAATTTAAATTGTTCTGTTAATACTGTTTTTTCTGGTGGATTAAAATGAAAGTAAGCATTAATGTAACTCTCATCATTTACTGGTGGCTCATAATTAATCTTTTTATCTTCTATTTGATATCCTCTTAAAACTTTGCAAAAATCTATAACCTTTTCTTTTTTTCCACCAAAAAAAGCACCATAATAATAAGTGTATTTTAATTTACTGTCTAAAGGAACATAAGATTTTCCAGTTTTATTTCTATCAAAACCTTTTCCATTAGATAACCAAGAACGATTCCCATAATGTTCTCCACCAACAAGATCTCCCAAAAACCATGACTCATCAAAGTTTTTATCTATATTTGTATCTGCATCAAAATAATAAATATAATCACAATTTTCTTTTTCAAGCTTTATTATATTTTTAAATTTTGAATTTGTTCCTTCATGCCAATGACTATGATTTTCTTTTATGTAAACAACATTTGCATTTGGCAAATAATTTATTGGACTTAAGTCAGAAAACAAATAAAACTTTATATTAAATTCTCCTTTATAATAATGATTAAATTTTTTAACAAATCTTAGTCCAAGAGCAAAATATGAATTTGTGCAGACAATAACAATCGCTATTGTTTTTAATGAAAAACATTCATTTTCTGGAATTACTATTTCTTTTGTGTCACTGTATATTATTAATTTTTTAATTTCATTGGGTTTTGTGTCGCCAAAAACATCGTTTGATGCTTTTACAAAACCAAAATTTTGAATTTCATATTTTAATATTTCTGTTACATCTACATCTCCATATGTTGCTTTTTTAATGTTCATATTTTCCTTTAATTAAAACTGTTTGTGTGTATAATACATATATTAAAATGTTAAGGAGTAAATAACAATGTTTGAATTGCCTAATGTTAGTTGTTTTTGTCCAACATACGGAAGAACTAAACTTCTTATGGAGTCTGTCAATTGTTTTTTAAATCAAGACTACAAAGGAAAAAAGGAATTAATTATATTAAATGATTTTGATCAACAAGAACTTATTTTCAATCATCCAGAAGTTAGAGTAATTAATTCAAAAAAAATAAAAAAATTAAGTGATAAATTTAATGAGTGCATTTCTTATTGTTCTGGAGATTATATATTTGTTTGGGAAGATGATGATATTTTTTTACCTTGGAGAATATCTTTTTCAATAAATAATTTAGATGAAAACGGTTGTTTTCATACAAGACAAGCATTTAAAGAAATTGGTCATAAAAAAATTGTTTTTTCTGATAACTTACATCATTCTGCATTATGTATGCACAAAGATTCTTGGGAAAAAATTGGGTTTTACTCAGAATCTGATAGCACTAATATAGACACGCTTCTTTTTGATAAAATTAAAGATGAATATGGAACTATACACCAACAAATAAATAACGAAAATATTTATAATATATATAGGTATGAAACAACAAATCATTATCATGGATCAAGTATAGGTCAAAACTTTTCTGAAACCGTTCCAGTCTATCTTCAAGAAAAAATAAAAAATAAAGAAGAACCAACTGAAGGAATAATTATAAAGCCTTATTGGAAATATGATTATGTTGAAACAGCAAATCTTTTTTTAAAAAACTCAATATAACCCATTGAATCTAAATAAAAAATAAGTAAGAATCTCCTTTGTCTTATCGTTATTATGGGTGTATTTATCCCTGCTGGTAATCGCCAGCCTTACATACCTTTAAAGTTTCGCTTATCCTTGCGATCAAGCAAGGAATATGGAGTTTTTTTCATGTCTATTCAAGAATTGCAAAATTATACTGCTGTTTCCAAATACGCTAGATGGGTTGAATCTGAAAAAAGAAGAGAGACTTGGGATGAAAGCGTAACTAGAATTAAGGATATGATGCTTGAAGTTCATCCTTCGTTAAAAGAAGATATTGAAAAAAATTATGGAATGATTAAAGATCAAAAAATATTAGGTTCACAAAGAGCATTACAGTTTGGTGGCAAACCAATCCTTAAGCATAATGCAAGGATATTCAATTGTTCTGCTAGTTATTGTGATAGATTGAAGTTTTTTCAAGAGTGTTTTTACTTATTGCTGTGTGGGTCTGGAACTGGTTTTAGTGTACAAAAACATCATGTCGAGTTATTACCAAAGTTTTCATCCACTAGATTAGATCCAGAGACATGTTGCTATCAACATCTTATTCACAGAGTTGAAGATTCGATTGAAGGTTGGGCAGATGCTCTTGGCGTTCTTCTTTCCTCATATTTTGAAACTCCAATAAAAGGGTTTGAAAAATACAAAGATATTGAAGTTGGATTTAGTTATGTAGACATAAGAGAAAAGGGTTCTCCTTTGGGTTGTGGTATAGGTAATGCTCCAGGTTATCAACCATTGGAAAAAGCATTAGAATCTACTAGAGCATTGCTGAATAGATGTACTGCAAATGGACAAACAAAATTAAGAACAATAGATGCATTCGATATAGTTATGTTTGCTGCTGATGCTGTTATTTCTGGAGGTGTTCGTAGGTCTGCAACGATAGCTTTATTCTCTGCTGATGACGAATTGATGATTAATGCAAAAACTGGCGATTGGTATTTTACTAATCCCCAAAGGGCTAGGGCAAACATCTCTGCATTACTTCATAGAAAAGATACTTCTAAAGAAGTATTTGAAAATCTATTTAAGGCAACAAAAGAGTTTGGAGAACCAGGCTTTTTCTTTGCTGATTATTACGATGTCTTATGCAATCCATGTTGTGAAATATCATGGATAACTAGGCACTTCTATAAGAAGGGTAGTCCAGAACTAGCCGAGGCTTTGTCATTATATGAAGGACCAATAACAACAAAAGAGTCATGCAAAGATGACATGCCAGAAGATGAGGTTGGTCTTTCTGGTTGGGGGTTCTGCAATTTATCAACCATTAATGGAAAAACAATAACATCAGAAGAAGACTTCTATGAAAGATGTGCTGCTGCTGCGTTTATTGGTACATTACAAGCATCTTTTACCAGTTTCCCATACTTGGGTCATGTTACAGAACTTATCGCTCGCAAAGAGGCTTTATTGGGCGTTTCAATTAATGGTATGCAACATCACCCTAAAATATTATTAAATCCCAAAATTCAACAAAAAGGTGCTGAGATAGTAAAAAGTATAAATAAAAAGTATGCTTCTATCTTAAACATAAGTCCTGCTGCTAGAACAACTTGTATCAAACCAGAAGGTAATTCTTCTGCTTTATTGGGTTCTACATCGGGCATTCATCCAGACCATAGCAGAAGGTATTTTCGTATTGTCCAAGCTAATCAGATGGAAGCACCTTATCAGTATTTTAAAAGTGTTAATCCTCAAGCATGTGAACAATCTGTTTGGTCATCAAATAAAACGGATGATTGCATAAGGTTTTGTGTGCAAAGTCAAGATGGAACTGTATTGAAAGAACATGTAAGTGCTATCTCTATGTTAGAAGATGTTATCTCCACCTACAGTAATTGGGTCATTTTTGGTAAAAGTGAAGATCTGTGCGTTAGAAAAGAATTAAATCATAATGTGTCTAACACAATACATGTGCAAGACAATGAATGGGATTTAGTTATGGATTATATCTATAAAAACAAGGCCGATCTTGCTGGAGTGTCTTTGATTGCATCTAGTGGAGATAAAGACTACAATCAAGCACCATTTACAGCAGTGTATTCAATAGATGAACAAATAAAGATGTATGGTTTTGAGGCTACATCTAAAGCTTACGAGTTATATCCTAAATTTTCTGAGTATGGTTTTGATTCTTTGTGGAATGCATGTTCTTGTAATCTTGGCTATTTTGAGCCAATAGGGGAAAAACAAGAAGAATGGAAAAAATTAATTGATGCATATTCTTGCGAGTTTTTTAATTCTAATATAAAATATGCAACATATGCACTTAAAGATGCTTCTAACTTAGATCTTTGGAATAAATTAATTGATAGTTATTCTTCGGTTAATTATTTGGACATAAAAGAAGAAACTTCTACAATAGACATGCAGGGAGAACTTGCTTGTGCTGGTGGAGCTTGTTTAGTATGATGAGATCAAGGACAAGAAAAACAAAAAGAAAATCTTGCAGGATAAAAGGACTAAGAAAGGAGAGAATAAAAAGTGTTAAGAAGAGGAAAAGTTAAAGCTTTTGGTGCTCCATTTAATACAAAATATTCAAGTTGTTCCAATCTTAAGCCAACTTTATTTGATTGGGATGCATATGAATCAGACATACATGTCTATATAGACTATGCAATAGTTAACCAAGGACATTTGTCGCCAAAAACTATTTCAAGATTAAAAATTGGTTGGCTTTGTGAATCCAATGAAATTTATTTAGATCTTTATAATTATATAAAAAATAATACTCAAGATGTTTTTTCCAAGTTCGATTATATTTTTACATCAGATAAAAGCCTTCTTTCTTTAGATAGAAGATTTAGATTTTGTTTTTCTTGTAGTAATATACCTTGGACACCTAAAGATTCTTGGGGCATATACCCAAAAACAAAAATATGTTCTATGATTTGTTCAGAGAAAAAAATGTGTTATGGTCATCTTTATAGACATCAAGTAGCACAAATATATATGGGCGATGTGGATATTTATGGTGGTGCTTTTGGATCTCCATTTACTGGTGAAAAATACGATGGCTTTTATAAAAAAGAAAATGCATTAAAAGACTACATGTTTTCAATAGTTATACAAAATAATTTTAAGCCTCATTTTTTTACAGAACATTTAACAGATTGTTTTGCATATGGAACTATACCTATATACTTAGGCGATCCAGAAATAAATAGATTTTTTAATGGTAATGGAATATTGAAATATCAAGGTGGATTTGATATTAAAACTTTAAGTATAGATATGTATAATAGCAAGATAGATGCAATAAATGAAAATCTTGAAATAATAAAGAAAATGCCTATGTCTGATGATTATCTTTATCTTCAGTGTTTAGAAATACTTGGAGTAAATAAAAATGGATAAATTTCAAGTTGGAGATGTCATTTGTTTAAAGTCTGGTAGTATGCCAATGACCGTTGTAAATTTAAATGCTGAAACCAATGAAGTTTTAGTTGCTTATTTTGACTTAGATGCAAATGTTATGAGAGATGGTTTTCCTCCAGATGCAATAGAATTTACTCATGATGCTTGGAAAATGAAATATTGTGTCAATCTTGAAGAGGAAACAGACGAAGATGAGGACAAGTATTAATGCCAACATATCAGTATCAATGCGAAAATTGTTTGTATTCATTTGAAAAAGAACAATCTTTTTCAGAAGAACACATTAAGAAATGTCCAAATTGTAAAAAAAATAATTT